AAGCGCAAATACACACGTAAGGCTGTAGCCGAAGGAGTCTGATCATGGCGATTTACACGGCGGGCGATCAGATAACCAGAGCGCTTCGGCTGCTTGGTGTGCTAGCCGAAGGCGAAACGTCATCGGCATCTGTCATGCAAGACAGTCTGATGGCGATGAACCAGATGATTGACTCATGGAACACTGAGCGCCTGTCTGTCTTTTGCACACAAGATCAAGTCTTTACATGGCCCGCTGGCGAGTACATCCGCACACTTGGCCCTACTGGTAACTTTATTGGCCTGCGCCCCGTGCTGCTGGACGAGGCCACTTACTTCCGTGACCCTGGCACGAACGTGTCGTTTGGCATCAAGTTTATCAACCAGCAGCAGTACAACGGCATTGCGGTCAAGACCGTAACCAGCACGTACCCCCAAGTGATTTTTGTGAACATGGGTTTTCCCGATGTCACGATGTCCATCTACCCGCGCCCTACCCGCGACTTGGAATGGCACTTTATTTCGGTGCAGGAACTGAGCAACCCAGCCACGCTGGTGACTAACTTGCTATTCCCGCCAGGCTACTTGCGTGCGTTCACCTACAACTTGGCGATGGAGATCGCGCCTGAGTTTGGTGTTGAGCCAAGCCCCCAAGTGCAGCGCATTGCCATGACTAGCAAGCGCAACTTGAAACGCATCAACAACCCTGACGATGTGATGTCAATGCCTTACGCCATTGTGGCGACTCGGCAGCGCTTTAACATCTATGCTGGCAATTACTGATGAAGACGCCGATCCTTGGATCAAGCTATGTTGCCCGCAGCATCAACGCTGCCGACAACCGCATGGTCAATTTGTTCCCCGAAGTTATCCCAGAGGGCGGCAAGGAGCCTGGGTTTCTTAACCGCGCCCCTGGCCTTAAATTTCAGCAAACCATAGGCACTGGCCCAATTCGGGCGCTGTGGGCGCACCAGACCAACGGCAGCGACTTTTATGTCGTGTCCGGTACTCAGTTCTACAAAGTTACCGGATTGACCGCCACGCCCACTTTGTTGGGCACGGTCACCGGCACTGGGCCGGTATCGATTGCTGACAACGGCACGCAAATCTTTTTGGCTTGCAATCCTGACGGGTTTATCTACAACGAAGTCACCAACGTATTCGCCCAAATTACTGACCCTGACTTTCCAGGCGCGTTGACGGTGGGCTACCTTGACGGGTATTTTGTCTTTAACGAGCCAAACTCCCAAAAAATCTGGGTGACTGAGTTGCTTGACGGCACCTCAGTTGACCCCCTTGACTTTGCATCTGCTGAAGGCTCACCTGACGGACTGGTTGCTGTCAATGTAGACCACCGCGAGGCATGGCTGTTTGGCACTGACTCAATTGAGGTCTGGTACAACGCTGGGCAGGCTGATTTCCCTTTAACGCGCATCCAAGGCGCTTTTAACGAAATTGGGTGCGTAGCCTCGTTCTCTATCGCAAAGCTCGACAACGGCCTGTTCTGGCTTGGCACGGACGCCCGTGGGCAAGGTATTGTCTACCGCGCCAATGGCTACACTGGCGTTCGCGTTTCTACACATGCCATTGAGTACGCGATTGCTCAGTACGGCAACATTTCGGACGCCATTGCCTACACATACCAGCAAGAAGGCCATGCCTTCTATGTGCTGACATTCCCCTCTGCCAACGCCACTTGGGTCTACGATGTGGCTACGCAAGCATGGCATGAGCGTGCTGGATGGGACACCACAATGGGTGAATTTACCCGCCACCGCAGCAACTGCCAATGTAACTTTGGCGGCAACACGGTGGTGGGCGACTTTGAAAACGGCAACATCTATACCCTTGACTTGGGCGTGTACGCTGACAATGGCGGCATCCAAAAGTGGTTGCGGTCATGGAGAGCATTGCCAACGGGTCAAAACAACCTTAAACGCACGGCGCAGCACAGCCTACAACTGGACTGCGAGTCGGGCACGGGGCTGGTCACCGGCCAAGGCAGCGACCCTGAGATCATGTTGCGCTTTTCTGATGACGGCGGTCACACCTGGTCAAACGAACATCTGAGCAAAATGGGCAAGATTGGCGAGTACTACCGCCGTGTCTTTTGGCGCAGGCTCGGCATGACGCTCAAGTTGCGTGACCGTGTTTACGAAGTGTCAATGACTGATCCAGTTAAAACGGCCATCATGGGCGCTGAATTATTGATTAGCCCCACGAACTCATAATGGCTACAACGCCCAACGCCACTCAAATCACGGCCCCTCGTGTTGATCTTATTGATCCACGATCAGGGTTGATGTCGCGGGAGTGGTATCGGTTTTTTTACAATATTTACACAATTACTGGTGAGGGTACTGGCGTAACATTTGCGATCAATGGCGGCACTGGCATCTCGTCCTATTCGGTAGGCGACATTTTGTATGCAAATACTACGACCACATTGGCAAAACTTCCATCTGGGTCTGCTGGGCAGGTGCTTACCGCAAACGGTGCTAACACTGCCCCATCGTGGGGGCTTTCAATCAACACAGCCCCAGTCACCAAGAATTCGGATTTCACTTTAACGGTCAACGAGACTTGGGTCATCAACAACAAGTCCGGCTCGACCTGTACCGTCACCCTGCCATCGCCCTCCGTCTACACCGGACGCCAAGTCACCTTTAAAAATATGCAGGCGCAGCTTCTGGTGTCAGCGTCAAGCAATGTTGTACCGCTTGACAGCACTTCGGCTGGAACGGCAATTCTCTTGGATGTTGTGGGAAACTGGGCGACAATAGTGTCAGACGGCGCAAACTGGGTCATCATGCAAGCTGCGTCCAACAACAACCTGCTTTTGGAATAAAAAATGATTCAACATTATTTCAGTGCAGGCGTTTACGCTAAAGAAGCGTTTATCCCTGCGGGGCAAATTTTGGTGCAGCACAAGCACAAATTTGATCACTTGTCCATTCTTGCCGCCGGTTCGGTAGAATTGTTTGTAGACGGCGTTAAATCTGTTATCTATGCGCCTGCTTGTTTAACCATTGAAGCGAACAAACATCACGGCGTAAAATCGCTTACCGATGTGGTTTGGTATTGCATCCACGCTACCGAATGCACAGACGCTGATGATGTAGATGAAATTTTAATTGTTGATGGCAACATTAAAGAAGCTCAGAAATTGGCGCAATGCCTAGGGGAGAATTAATATGCCTTGGATGATGGCCGCCGCAGTTGTCGGCAGTTCTTTAATTGGTGGCAGTTCAGCCAGAAGCGCGGCAAGCACACAAGCCGCAGCGGCTGATCGTGCGGCTGAACTTCAGCAACAGCAGTTTGAACGACAAGTAGAATTGCAAGCGCCGTTCCGCGAAGCGGGCATGCGCGCCTTGCCAGAACTGGAAGCAGCATCTAGGTACACGCCATTTGGCATGCAACAGTTTCAAGCTGACCCAGGCTACGGATTTCGTCTGGCTGAAGGCCAAAAGGCACTTGATCGTCAAGCCGCTGCCCGTGGCGGGCTGATCTCTGGCGGCGCCCTCAAGGCCGCGCAACGCTACGGTCAAGAGATGGGTAGCCAAGAGTACACCAACGCTTTTAACCGCTACCAGACTGAGCGTCAGGCCCGTCTTAACCCATTGCAATCTTTAACCGGCATGGGTCAAACTTCTGTAGCCCAGCTAGGCCAAGCTGGTCAAACAATGGCAACAGGCGTTGGCGAAGCCGGCGCTCAAGCCGCGCAAGCCCGTGCATCTGGCTACATGGGCCAAGCCAATGCGCTGTCACAGGGTTTGGGTCAGTACATAAATTACAGTCAAGGGCAAGACCGCAATGCTTTGCTGCGACAGTCTCTTGCCAATCAAGGCGGTGGGATGGCGTATACAGCCGAACCAGGCTTTTCCAACACGCCTTCGTACATGGTTCGTCGATAAGGATTAATCATGGCACTCGTAAACCCCAACATTGCAATGAGTTATCGCGGCGTAGAAGTCCCGCAACAAAACATGCTGGCTGACTATGCCGCCGTGCAACAGATTCAAAGCGGTCAACGTCAAGCTGAAGTCTCGCAGATGCAGATTGACGCCATGCGCCGCGATGAAGCAACGCTTAAGCAAATACAAGAAACGTCAATTAAACATGGTGGCCCCACAGATTTAGGCGCTATTGCTGATGCATATTTAAAATCGGGCAACCCTAAATTTGTAGAGTTTGGCGTTGGATTGCGTCAAAAGCTGGATGAAAAACAACAGTTTGCCAACATCATGGGTGGCAAATTTGGCGCTGCTGCCGCGCCTGCAAGCGAACCATACCCTGGCTACAACGAGTCTATTGGCATGGCTGCGCCAGCCGCCGCCGCCGCGCCTGCAAGCGAGCCGTACCCAGGCTACAACCAAGCCATTGGCATGACGCCTTCGGTCAATGCTATGGCCCCTGCTGCTGCGCCAGTGGCAAATGCGTTGGCCGATGTAGCTATGCTGCGCCAAAGACGCGATGCGTTTTTGTCTATGGGAACGCCGCAAGCAATTGCAGCCGCACGGGCGCTTGATTCCGATATTGCTTTGGCGTCCAAGCCACCTGTCAGGCAAGTTGTTTCGGCTGGCAGTACAGTTCTTGGGCCGGACAACAAAGTAGTCTATACCGCGCCTGCTGCGCCGCCCGCGCCACCTAGCATGGTGGCTGAGTACACTTTTGCAAAAACAAAAGACGGCGGCAATTTTAAAGGCTCTTATCAGGACTTTGTTACCGCCCGCGCTGCTGCTGGCCGCGCACCCGCCGCACCTCGCCCAGACCAGCCGCCAGTTGCGGTTGTCGATCCTGTGACCGGCAAGCCTGTGTACGTTACTAGAGAGCAAGCGCTGTCAGGAAAAATGACGCCTGCCAACGCAATGGAAGGCTTGGCGCCAAAAGAAATTCAAGCGCGTGAAGCTAAGTATCCCGCTGCCACATCTGCGATCAAGACGTTTGAATCAAGCGCAGATAAATTGGCTGCTGATTTGGACAAGCTGGCGACTCATCCTGGCTTGTCTGGAATCTCAGGTTTGATTTATGGCCGCACGCCTGCGATCACTAAAGATGCTAGAGCCGCGCAATCGTTGTACGACAGTATTGTTGCTCGCGGTGGTTTTCAAGAACTACAAAATATGCGCGCTTCGTCGCCTACTGGCGGCGCGTTGGGCAACGTATCGAACCAAGAAGGCCAATATTTGCGTGATGCGTTTGCGCCTATTAACCGTACGCAAGACACCACCGATTTGAGCCAGTCGTTAAAAGACGCGGCTGTCGCAACCCGCACGTCTAAACAGCGCGTGCGCGATGCGTATGACATGACCTACGATTACAAAAATCAAGGTAAAGCACCCGCGCCAGCAGCAGCAGGCGCTCCGCCTAACATTGATGCACTTCTCAACAAGTACAAATAATCATGGCAACTATCGAAGAACTCAGCGCGGCGTTGGTTAAAGCCGATGCAGCCGGTAACGCTGCGGATGCCAAAGCGTTTGCTGACGCTATTCGACAAATGCGCGTTGCAGCACCTAGCAGCGGCATTCCCACTGGCCCGCGTGCTACGGGCACTATGGTGGATCAAATCCCAGGCTATGGCGGGCCGGTGCCTGCTGCGGATACCACACCACCATTGACGACAGGCCAAAAAATATACCGCACTGTGCGGCCTGTTGTTGCACCCACGGTTGAAGCGCTTGGCACTGCTGGCGGCGCTGCGCTTGGCACGTTCCTTGGCCCCGCTGGCACAGTTGGTGGTGCTGGCCTTGGCTACGGCATAGCTAAAGAAGGTTTAGAGATGGCCGATGTGGCGATGGGCATGAAAGCCCCCCGTCAGGGCGCGGCTCAAGTTGTAGAGCCAGTTCGTAATGTTCTTGAAGGCGCTACGTTTGAGGCGGGTGGGCGTGTAGTGGGCCAAGGGCTTGGCTACGTTGGCGGCAAGATTGCCGATCTGCGCCAGATTCCAAAACAGAAAGCCGCTGAAATTGCCCGTAACGCTCTTGGCCCAGATTTGCCGGAAGTGCTGAACGCGCTCAAAGCTGCAAAAGGCCAACCTCTTACTGCCGGTCAAGCAGCAGCCGACATTAACAGCCCTACTTTTCAAGCGCTTGTTGATCGCGTAACCAAGCGTGATCCGCGATTCCTTGCGGCGCTTGAGCAATCCCAAGGCGAAGTGTCGTTGAACGCGCTGGCTAAACTGGCTGGCGGTGCTACGGCTACTGAAACCCGCGCTACGACAGAAGCCGCCAAAAAAGCGCTGTCGCAAACTACCACACCAATGCGTGAGGCGGCGCTTAACCGTGCCAACTTGGGCAAAGATGTTGTTGCGTTTGAAACGCAGGCCGGTAAGTTGAGCGCCGAAGCGGCGCAAGAAGTTGCTGATGTTCGCCGGCTAATTAACGCGGGCAACTTGGCCGAAGCGGCTGGCCGGCTTGAACTGATCAAAAAAGGCGTGCCTGTTGGTTTCACCAAGTACACATACAAAGGTGATTTGGCTAAGATGGCCGATGAGTGGGCTACGGGCGCTGCCAACGCATCGTTGGACTTGGGCCAAGGCTCTCGGTTTGCCCAAGGCGCCGCTGACGCGCTGCGGGCAGTTGGCATTAAGCCGCTGGAAGGTGCAAAGATAGCCCAGAGCATTGCCGGCGTAGCCAACAAGCCGGAGTTCGCCGGTAACGATTTGCTGGCTGGTGCGGCCAAAAATGTTGCTGATGACATCGCCAAATGGACTGGCAGCGGTGGCGTGATTGACGCCGTGGCTTTGGATGCCATCCGCAAGAACTCTGTCAACGCGGCCATTCAGCAGTTGCGCCCAGGCGTTGATGCCACCACGCAGCGCAACCTTGCAGCCGGTGTGCTGTCTAAAGTTAAGCCTCTGATTGACGATGCCCTTGAGTCGGCTGGCGGTGTAGGCTACAAACAATACTTGGCCGACTACGCCAAAGGATCGCGTCAGATTGCCGAGCGCAAGTTGACGGGCGAAGCGCTTAATTTGTTTAAGACCAACAAGGACGCGTTTGTTAAGTTGGTGCAAGGCGAGACGCCAGAAGCCGTTGAAAAGATTCTTGGCCCTGGCAGCTACGACATTGCCAAAGAAGTCAGCGAGAACACGCTTAACGTGCTGCAAGACCAAGCGGCCAAAGTGCTACGCGATGCCAAAGTAACATCACAAGTTGCTGGCGGTCAAGACGCGCTCAAACAGTTGCTGCTTGATAACATGTCCAAGATGCGCTTGCCGTCCTACATTACCGCAGTGGCGGCAACGACAAACAAAGCGTTGTCAATCTTGGAAAACAAGATTGGCAAGAAGACGCTGGGGACACTGACTGAGGCCATGAAGACGCCAGAAGGCGCGGCGGCGCTGTTAGATACACTGCCTGCTTCCGAGCGCGTTCGTGTGCTGAAACTTATTTCAGACCCTAAGAGTTGGGCGCAAAAGTCAATAGGCGCGGCGACCATTGGGGCTACAAACGCGCTTGCGCCGGCGAATGAAAATCAAAACGCTTTGATCGGAAAATAAACATGGCAACCCTTACCCCCACACCCAAGCAGCAGATTTACGGCAGCGATGGCAACCCGTTGGTCGGCGGCAAGATTTACACCTACGCGGCTGGCACGACCACGCCATTGGCAACCTACACGGACGCTGGTGGCCTTACAGCCAACACCAACCCGATCATCCTGAACTCGCTGGGCCAAGCCAACATTTGGTTAAGTACAGCCTCGTACAAGTTCAGCGTGTTCACATCCGCTGATGTGCTGCTGTACACGGTGGACAACATTCTCGCACCCCTTGACAGCACGTCTTTAATTACCTCGCTGGCCTCACCCCCGCCTATTGGTAGCACTGCGCCTAACACTGGCGCATTTACTACCTTGGCTGCGACAACTATCACCGCAACGGGCACAGTTACTGCTGAAACTTTGACTTTTGAGGGCGGCGGGTCAATGACCAAGCCACCCGAGTCTGGTATTCAGCCAATCACTGCGAGTGTGGCGGCTAACGCTCTCACGGTCACCCTAAACCCGACAACCCTAGACTTTCGGTCTGCTACCTTGACAAGCGGTGCTGTGGTGTCGCGTTTGGTTTCATCGGCTATTTCTGTGGTTGTGTCGTCAGGCTCTACGCTAGGAACTGTTTCAGGAGTGCAAAGCCGTATCGTTGTGCTGGCACTTGACAATGCTGGCACAGTAGAACTGGCGGTTGTTAACATTGCGGGTGGCAATAATCTGACAGAGACTGGCTTAATCACCAGCGTAGCCGAGGGCGGGGCTGGCGGCGCAGATAGCGCAACGGGCGTCTATTCGACTACTGCGCGTACAAACGTGGCCTACCGTGTCGTGGGCTACGTGGAAAGCACCCAAGCTACTGCTGGCACTTGGGCTACCGCGCCAAGCACCATTCAAGGCTACGGTGGTCAGGCACTGGCTTCAATGAGCAGCTTGGGGTACGGGCAGGTGTGGACTAATGTTGCAAGTTCACGCGCCTCTGGAACGACTTACTACAATACAACTGGAAAACCTATAGCGGTGTTTATTAGCGTTAGTAGCGGCGGCAGCGCTAGCATGCAAATAGATGTAAATGGTGTTGCCGCTGCGTCTAGCCAAGCAACCAACGCAAACCCCGGCGGCGTGGCTATTGTTCCACCAAGCGCGTCTTATGTAGCAACATTAACAGGCTCTGTTAATTTTTGGAACGAACTTCGTTAAATAAAATGCCACATTACAAAGCCCCCAACAATTCCCTGCACTTCGTTGACAGCGCGTTTGAGTCTATGCTGCCCGCGGGCAGTGTCCAGATCACCGATGAGCAGGCCCAAGCGTTGCGCCCAGTAGCGCCAGAGCCGACCTACGCCCAAAAGCGTGCTGCTGAGTACCCACCCGTGACTGATTACCTTGATGGTGTGGTTAAGAGCAATCAGTCCCAGATTGATAAGTAC